TTATCAACATCTCTTGATAGTGCGCAGAATCACGTATGAGCTGATACACGCCCATGTTTAGGAAGTCAATCTTAAAATATCCCCGGCGTTCTGCTGTTTCATAATCTATAGCAGCACAACCATTCACTGGGTCTCGGGGTATCTGTGTGACGTACACGCCCGAGTTATGGCGCCTGCCATTGCTTTGCCTTGCAGAGACATGCTGGATCAATTTGAGTATTGAATCCCGGTCAGCAAAGTCAATATCAATATCTGCGCTCATGGTAGTTGGTCTATTTTTTGTTTAAGAAACGTGGCAAAATATTCATGAGCTGGTTCTGCATGATGTCCGAAATTTTGCCACTGTTGGTAATCGTAGGGAACAAACCCCGCATCCAAACATGTCTTGATAAAACTAAATTCATTCAAATTCATGATTCCTGGATCATCAAATATTGTCTGTGAGAAGTGCGTGATAAACATATCATCGTAGGCTATTTTTTTATACGTGAGTTCGTTTCCGGCAAAAATAACATATTTTATCTTGTTTAATTTCAACCAGGCGGTCAGCATCACTAGGTCTCGAAAAAGATTAGTTTGCTGGGCTTCATCGTCCCATACTCGATACCATTCCATGGCATACTTATAATATGGCAAGGATTTATCATTCATCACACCGTGTATCTGGAAGCTTCTAAAATGCCCATCGTTATCCACTGGTGGCTGTGATATGTCCCACCATTCATGTCTGACCATGGAGCCTAAACAAATAACTGCTGTGATTGGTTCGTCGCTATATTCTTTGCGTAGTTGCATCAAATCTCTTAATGTGGTCCTGAGGATGCGATTATTGCAGCTACCACTGAGCCCATTGTTTACAACACGATTACAATCAAGTAGTTTTCCAAGGAAGTGGCTATAAACCCAGCCACCATTGGCTTCGACTCCATAGCTATCACTGTTGGCATACAATATCATATCACCAACCTGCCTGTTGTAATATGTGTTGTGCCCAGGCTTGATCTGCTGGATAGTCCCGGAACTTTTTCTGCCAAAAGTCCGAATCTATGTAGAGCCAAACGATGCTGATCTGTTCCGTGTTAAGTTCGTTTAAAAACTTCTGCCCTGATTCGCAGTTGTAGATCACCCAAGGTGATATGCGTCCTGTGCTCACCGCATATACCATGGCATTGGTGTTGCCATAACGCAAACAATCTTGTGGTGGGTGCCCAGACTTTTCTGACCATTCCACACCAAACTCTATGGCCCTACTCAATGCATCTGCTGTGGCTTCGGTGCGCAAGTAGTCAATGAGATATTCAGTGTACAAGGCATCGCTGCACCAGTTATCCAGCTTCTTGTTCTGCCGTACCACCCACTCCGTAAATCTCGCAGGGTTGATGGCTTTTAGAGCTACGCAATGCCTACCAAACTTGACGAAGGCCTTGTAGTATGGGCTGTCAGCAAAGTCATCAAAGGTTTTGAGTTTCGCGCTACCTTGTGTGATTTCATAGAAGCGCAAGTATGCTTGGAGTCCTAGTTGTACACCGCGTTCGTTTTGTTCCTGCCGTCGTCGCTTGGGCTCGCAGACATGCACCGCCAAGGTACTCTCTTTGGCAAAGTCTTTTTTACAATACTGACAGCGGTAGGTCATTTCCGGTCGTTGCCTAAGTCTTTCAAGTATTGATCGAGTTCTTGCTTGGTAGTCATCTGGGCCAACAGATCCACCTCATCATCTTTGAGCTGTGGAAACAGTTCTGATAACTGTTTACGCATGGTACCAGCCCCGGGTTCCTTCTTGCGAGGAGCTATCCATTGATGCCGTTGTGTGCCCATGCCTGGACTCACTGTGCTGGACAAGAGCCATTGCAGTTTCTTATGTTGCGCTGTGCTGATACTAAAGAAATGTTTATTGAGCCGTTCATTGGTGCTGATGAGATAGAACTCTTGTAGGTCTCGACTGCCTTGTACACTACTGCCCCAACGGATCATCAAGTAAGGGCTGAACTTACGCTTTTGTTCATCTGTGAGGCTGTCGTAGAACTCGCGGTTCTTACGATCAAACTGTGTCATCTCGTTGCGTATGTCTAGGGGATCTGTCATTTTTCAAATACCAAGCGTATATTACCATCCATGCTGTCATCCATCAAATCAAGATCAACATCTAGGATTAAAAATTTTAAATCCAAAGTGTACAATTCATTTCTAACATATTGTTCGTATTGTAGTTTAGTCGGGGTTGATGTTGCAAATTCTTCTAGTAAAAATTGTAGAGATTCTCTTTCTATCATACGTTGGAGATTCAATGCCAAAAAACCACGACCACCAACTTTGATGATCGAAGAAAAATCTGTTACGATTTTTTTCAATAGGCGCAATGGGTGGAAATGCAATGCACAAATTGAAAAAATTGCTTGATAATAATCCCTGTATTTTACAACAAAATTATCATCAAAACAATCTTTGATGTCTCCATGAAAAATGTCATCGATAGAAATTTTATATACATTCATGCATTCGTGTTTGATGCGGTATGGCAAGCTATCAAAATCTTGTCTACTTTTGACATCAGGCCAACTAGGATCTTTGATTTTATCCCAATGGCTCCATTCAGCAGCAATTCCTTTAAGACGTGGAATATATGGTTTAAACATGTTAGAGCCGCATCCCAAATCATAAATCGTGTCGTAGTTTATTTCCAACAAAGGCAGCAAATAATAAAACACTGAGGCTGAAAAGAAAAGTGGATACCTAGATCTAGGCGTGGCTCCTTGATGATAGGAATTTGTTGTTTTGATTCTATCATCAAGATAAAAATTTTTGGTCCAAACCAGGCCATCCTCTCCGTAGTTATAAACAAGTTGATTGTAAATTTCTGTACGACAAAATTTGTTTTTGAATTTGGATTCGTCGTAGGGATTTATATTTTGCATCTATGATTTACGGCTCAAATAGTAGATCATTTTAGCACGTTCCAGTGTATCATGTAAAGCAGGATTGGTCTGGGCCTCTTGTCGTATTTTGTGCCAGAGTTCGTTTTCCAAAATACCTTCACGACGCTGTTGGGCTTCCAAGGTCATACCCACCACGTGCCTTTCTGTGCTGCCTTCTTCTCTAGCATATATCACACCTTCGCTGTTTTCATAAATGAGAGTCGCGCCTGGGGTGAGTTTACCCATACTACCAAGCTCGGTTGTAATCCACTATCTCGCAGTTGCGGCTGATGTCTTTGACGAAATAAACACATGCGGGCTTTTCTTCGTCATTCACAGGCACGCACAGCATCTGACCATTCTTGAGTTTGGGTGCATACCATGCTACTTCTTGATATACATCCACGATCTCAATATCTAGAAAGCTGGGACGGAAACTGGTCAGGGGATTGAACTGGAATGCTTTGAAACCACGATCATTGATGCTGGTGAGGGGCAATACTTCAAGGTCACCCAGGTCGGGTTCACCAATAAGTATCTGCCAATCCACAGGCATGCGCACACGATGTTCTCCGATGCGCAGCACCAAGGCAGGGGCATTGAAACTTTCCAAGAAGATCAAAGGTATGTAGTGATAGTCGGGATCTGCTGGATTTGAATTGTCCAGTATAGCAAATCTCATGTCATCCACTTCTTCTGGTAAGTGGTCCAGGTCAAACGATTGATTATCGAGTGTAAGTATTTTCATGCTCTTAGTATACAGGTCAAGGGTCACGATGTCAAATCTACTTGATCTTCATCCACTCTAACTTCTCCTGGCTGAATGGATAGTTGGCTTCTTTGTAGAACTGTTTGCGTTTGGCCAAGTGGCGCTTTGCAAACTTGCAGGTGCTGGTTATGTCCCAGATTTGGACGAAGTCTTTGTCTTCAGCTCGTCTAATGCCACGCCCAATACTCTGTATAACTCGGACAAAGCTCTTTCCGGGCTCAAGAAGAACCAGATTAAAAATACGAGGGATATTAATACCCACAGCGGCCACACCATAAGTCGCCACAGCAACCTTGTCATCATTGACTGCAAAATCATCATATTCTTCTTTCCTGTCATTGGCCTTGGTGGCACCGCTGACGAACACAGCATCACCTAATCTTTCTACCAGGGCTTGCCCGGCTGCTATCCTGTCTACCAACACCAAAGTATTGCCTGTTTGGCGCACTTGACGGATCACGTTGGCTATGGTGTCTAGTCTGCCACTCTCCTCCAACAAGTACTTGAGCTCACTTTGATAATTGCTGTACTCCACATGGTCCACCAACTGCACCACATTCACATGACACTGGGCCAGCACACCTTGGCTTTGTAGCTCGCTGGCTGACAGTTTGCTGATAACAGGACCTAAACTCACCATCAGGGCTTGGCTTTCAAACTTTTCTTTGGGTATGGTTCCTGTGAGTCCCCAGCGTATGGGTATCTGGCTCATCACACCTGTGAGCAAGGTCTTGAGTGCTTCGGCTTTGGCCATGTGTACTTCGTCCACCATCACGCATACTACACCTTCTATGAAGTCTTGTATGGTGGCTTCACCTACACCGCTCTTGGTGTTCTTTAACAGCACGTTCAAACTCTGCCAGGTACAGATGGTGTGTGTTTTTCCAAACTCTTTCCTGTCACCAAAGTACACACCCACATCCAAACCCAAGTTACGATAGTCTGCTTCAGTCTGTGTGACCAAGCTCTTGTTAGGCACTATCACAATGCTACGTCCATAGGGCTCCACACTGGCACTCAAGGCTGCAGTCATAATAGTCTTGCCTGCACCAGTGGCCACTTCCTGTATGCATTGCGGATTGGTCAAGAAATCGTTGATGATCTCTACCTGATAGTCGCGCAGCATGATGGGTTGGCCGGCCATGGTATGTTTGTCGGGCCAGACTTTGTGCGCAAATGTGTTTTTTTTTTTTT